CTGATTTTTATCTTGACTCGCCTGCTGGTCATTATGTTTGGTGTAATCCGCCATATTCAGACATTATGCCCTGGGTAAAGAAAGCCGCTGAGCAGTCAAAGCGCAACGGCATAGGCGTCGTGATGCTGGTAATGGCTGACACCTCTGTTGGCTGGTATGCTGAAGCAATCAAAACCTGTCAAGAAGTGCGCTTTGTTATCGGCGGTAGATTGGCTTTTATCAATCCAGAAACAAAACTACCAGTCGGCGGAAACAACAAAGGCAGCATGTTTTTAATTTGGCATCCGTTTGCCAAAGGCGATTTGGTTATTAAGCACGTTCACCGCAGCGAATTAATTGGGAGTAAATAACATGGCAATAGATTGGAGCAAAGCGCCTGAAGGGGCGGAGTTTTATGCTGGCGAGCATTTTTGCAAGCTACATCATGATGAAGTAAGATTTTTTTCATTTGGTTCTAACAGATGGGATTATTCAGTTCATTCGCTTGGTGAATGTATTAAATTTGACGATTACCAGATGCGTCCAAAACAATGGCCAGAAACCGACGAGCGCATAACAGCGATCGCGCAGAATGGCAATACTGGCGAGCATTATCCATCACCAAAGCACGACAGCGACAAACCGCGTTACGATTTGCTGCCGCCAATTGCGATTGACTATATGGCACAAGTGCTGACGTTTGGCGCGAAGAAGTACAAGCCGGAAGGCTGGCGCACAGTAGATAATGCAATACAGCGCTATCAGGCTGCATTGTTGCGCCACTCATTCGCCATGTTGAAAGGTGAAGTGCTAGACCCTGAAAGCGGATTGCCACACGCTGCCCATGCGATGTGTTGCGCTGCTTTTATTGCGGAGTTACAAGGCGAAAAATAATTCGCCTTTTTTTGATTTATCACTTGACCGTTATCGGTATCGGTATTATATTAAATCCATCACAGGCAATAATGCCGACAACGGAAGGAAAGAGAAAATGAACAACCAAGCCAAACTGCAAGTGTTAGAGTCAAAGCTGCAAGCTGTTTTATCAAAAAAAGTTGAGCTTGACGACATCCCTCGTTTTGTTGAGTGTCGTGTTGATGTTCTTATGCTTTGCAGCGAGGCTTGGTTTGATCTGTATTATGACCTGCAAAAGCAGCTTGAGTCATCAATCGAGTTTGTTAAAGCTCAGATTCTACTTGAGCAAATGCTGTCGCTCGACGTTACCAAGATTTAACAACCGCGCCGCCAGTCGCTAACTGGCAATCAACCGGAGCAATAAAATGAAACCAACAAAAGAAATCGCCAAGGCATACAACCTGTCGCCAAACAGCGTTAAAAAATGGTCTGTAGCTAAGCGTGAGCGCGCATCAACCTTGATTGATATGCAAATCAACCCAGTTATTATGCAACTAACAGGTGAGCTTTACGCGGCATGTTTTGCCACTAGCAACATGAACAATAAGCTAATCGCCAATGTGTTCACCAAAGACGGTTACGGTCATTTCAGCGTGTCTGTGCTTGATGAGTCGCCGATATACTTCGTTGACCTGCAAGATTTAACCGTAGCAAACCTACAAAATGCAATTGCAAAGATAGAAGGAATTATTTATGCGTAATGATCGCCGGAAGTGTTTCAAGTCTCGCTTCTTTGAAGGCTTGGCTTGGTGTGTGCCGACAATGTTGCTTTTCTTTTATGTGATTTACGTGTTTTTTATGGAGTTGTCAAAATGAGCGGAAAACTTGTATCGGTTTACTCTGTAGGCTGCGAGCATATCTCAATGCCTGAAAGCGCAATTCACTTTGAGACAATGAAATTTGCACCAAGATTTAGCTTAAGAGATTTTGATGCCATGCCTGATTTTGCTCAAAAAGTTTGCGTTGAGCGGTGGCCTGTTGTTGAGTTTAGAAATGCTGCTGACGGCGAATGGCCGTTTAGAGAACAGCCAGAATTCCCTCCGCTGTTCAAAAGTACATTTGTAGCGGTTGATCCTGAGCTTGAGCGGCTGATTTCCATCAAGTACAAAAGTGAAATTGATACAGCAAAATCAAAGGCGCTAGTAGCAATAAGAAGCCTAGAGAAAATGCAGGGCAGTATCAATAAGTTCTTGGCGCTGCCTTGGCATGTACGAGTGTGGCAATCTGTATTTACTAAAAACTTGGAGTTGTCGAAATGAATACAACACTTGCAATTTTCTTTGTTATCGCAGCAATCGCTTTGATTGCATTAGTTATCCGCGATGCTCGCAAAGATGCACGCCGGATTGAAGAGAATGACCGTATTCGTGCAGACTTTGAGAAGTTTCTGCGCACTGGAAATGACAAGCCTTGGGGTCAGAAATGAGCAGAGTAATCAAGTTTAGAGCGTGGAATGCAAAGCATAAATACATGGATGATACCGTATTTATCCGCACTTGCGATGGCGCAGTATTTGACGTTCCAAATGTAAGGTATGACACTCCAAATACGGAAATTGAATTAAGCAATGATTTGGTAATTATGCAATTCACTGGACTGTCAGACATCAACGGCGTTGAGATTTATGAGGGCGATATAGTAAGCGTTGCCGGACATGGGAATTGCGAAGTCAAAATAACTACTTACTTTGGAGTTGTTTATGTTGACTCTGATGGCTACGAAGCGACTCATTATGACTGTGCCGCTGAACAAGACTACCCGACAATTATCGGCAACATCTACCAAAATCCGGAGCTATTAAAATGAAAGGCCTAGCCGAAGCAAAAGCCGCCATCATCAGGGCGCGAAATCAAGATGAATTATACAAAGCCGTTGAGTCTATCTGTTTCGATTCAGGCTATCGTTTCGCCGACGATTGCGATTTGTTAGAAAATGCCGAGTTTGCGAAATTGCAGAATAAGCCTGGGGTTTCTGAACTTTTACGATTTGCAGATATTTGGGAGCGGAAGTTATGAACCTAAAATCCCAAATCATGGCAGCAATAGAGCAAGGCTTAACCAATAAGAAAATCGTCGAGCAAGTGCCAACTACGCTTAATTATGTTGTGCGCGTGCGTATTCAATATAACGAAATAGCGCCGGAGCCTATTCGCTGCCCTGTGCAAGATAAGCCGAAGGAAGGCACAGCCAGCCGATTGGTTTATGATTACTTGACTGCCAACAGAAGCGCAAAGCCAGGCGAAGTTAAGCGAGCAACAGGGGTAGATTATGGGGTTATATACTCAGTGCGCAAGCTGTTTTTTGGTCACAAGCCGCGCGTTAACAAGTGGATTACTCAGCCTGTTGCTATGCAGACAGTTGAACTATCGGAGCTTGCAGCATGAACAGCAGAGAAAAAAGAAAGCTAGAAGCTCAACAGCATAACGATGCTATAGACTATGAAAGATGGCTCAAGAAAAACGCTATATATTCAAGAGTTGAATCTGTTGAAGAGTGGCGAAAGCATGGATATACCAAAGCAAGAAGCCAAAAGCTATCAAGACATGGCGCACTTGTTCTTGCTAGTTATTATGCATTATCAGTGGGAGCGCTAACAACATGAACCAACCAAAAACAGCAGTAATTCGCATCCTTAAAACTGGCGAGCTAGTAACCGTCAGAAGTTACGGGTCCGGATGGATCGACGCAAAAGGCAATCTGCACCACAAAACAACAGCGAAATTGGTGAAAGTAAATGGCTAACTTAAATTTAGTATCACAGGAAGATAAGCACCTGATCGCAGAGCTTGCAAAGTCCAACATGACAGCGAGTCTTATCGGTAATAAGTTTGGGTTCAAAGCAACCAAGGTTGTAGCTATCTGTGAATCTATGGGCGTTAAAGTCCGATACAACCAGCGCAGCAGCAAAGATGCGCGATTGCTTGAAATGATTAAGTCACAGAAGTATTCAGCTAACTTCATTGCGTCAAGTCTTGGCATGTGCGCAAATACCGTAAGAGCTGCACAGCGCAATCTTGGCTTGACCTATTCTGAAGCGGTGAAGAAGCGCAATGCCAAGATTAAGCAAGTCTATACACTCTGTAAAGACGGAATGACAACAAAAGAAGCCTGCGCCGTTGTCGGCGTCACTGTGTCGATGTATAACCGATTGAAATACGAAATCGGATTGATAAAGAAAGGCGCTTGATGCGCCTTATCTTATTACCAAACTATTCTGCAACACTCTCAACTTTTCACCGGATAGTAAATATCCATCATCGAATTGCGCAGAGAATCCGACAATCTCAGGATAGTAACTGCCTGGAGCTAAAGCTGTAGTGTCACCAATCGACAAAACCAAAGCATTGCCGTCAATGTCCAGCTCTGCGCTGCCGCTTGTGTAAGTCTCGCCACCTAAACTAACAGTGATTGAAGTAAACGACGCAAGTGTAACGTCACCTGTGAACGTGAATTCAATCCTTGCTGGATTGTCCTTGCCTTTGATAATCACGTTTTGCATAGTGTCACCTATGACGCTGAAATCAATGGCGAGGCTAATTGGATCCGATGCGTGTCACCTGATGCTAAAGTGATTGCACTGCCGAAGTTCCAAAACGCGATCAGCTCTTTGTTAGTTGCTGTGTCGTTATACAAAACAGCGTATTGATATGGCCCAACCGCACCAGTTGCTGTGATTGTCGTATCAACCGAAACAGCTAGCGAGTATGTGCCGCCCGTTTGACTTGATGCCGTAACAGTTACAGCAATGCCGCCTGCTGTGTAGCCATTACCGCCTGCAATCTCAGCAACATCTGCTTTGACATTGCTTGCTGATGCGCTTGGCGTTGCGTTGGTTAAATAAACCTTTAGCGAGTCAGAAGAAAGGTTGTGCTTCTTCTCGTAAACCGCCTCGATAAACGATTGGATCTTTGTTGCCGTTAGTGTTGCCATGTTATCTCCAAAATATCTGCTGCATAGCCTGCGCTGATGCCGTTGTTTGCATAAGCCGCAGCAATAGCGCTATCGGCAAACTTAATTGTATAACCTTCAATCGTTACTGTCACTTCACCGCTGCGAGTTGACGTTAGTTGTCCAACAGTTGACGAATAAACTGCACCGGATAAAGCAGAGTTGTAACCAAGTCCAGCGGTCATTGAACCAATCGAGCTATTGAACGCAATACCATTTAAAACGCTTGCGCGCTGCACTGTTGACATCATCTCGCCAAGGCTTGACGTATACAGCAGACTATCCAATAAGCTGTCATAGCCTGATGCGCTTGTCGTGGTTGACGTCAAGTCGCCAATCGAGCTTGAGTAAGTCGAAGCGCTCAACACCGACGAATAGCCGCGAGTAGCTGTTAAGCTGCCTACAGAGCTTGTGAAGCTGATGCTGCTTAATGTGCTTTCATAGCCTATAGCCGCTGTCAGATTGCCAACGCTGCTGCTATAGCTTGCACCTGATAGTGTGTCAGCCTTTGATCGCTCTGATGTTAGCGAGCCAGTAGAGCTAGTGAAGGTAACGCCGCTTAATGTGTCGTCATAAGTAGTGCCACCACCACCGCCTGAAAAGCTCGCAACAGTGCCAAGCTGCATCAACCCATTATGCGCTAGCCCGTACATTTAATGGCCCAAAGTTCTTGCAAGCGGTGCAATTCTCCGGTGTCAGGTAAAGCCTTAACTTTATCCTCTAGCGCATCTTTTGCGCCTTGCAATCTGCCGTACAGCACAGAGAATAACTCAGCTTTAGCTTTCACCTTCATCACTAGAGTTTCAACTTCAATTCCGCGAGCTTGAGCCATTGCAGCAAGCATCGAGATTGGCCGATAGCCATGCGCCTCACTTACTTGCACCGACCATGAGTCGCGCTCTACTTGTGTAGTTCCTGCGGTTAGCTTTTCCACTTCAGCCTGAAACCATTCGTTGATCTCGATTAGCTTCTTGGCTTTCTCTGCACCCCAAGGATTGTAAGCTGCAATCAGGTTGTTTACTCTCTCGTCGCTTGCGTTTGATAGCCATTCGCCGCTTTGTGATTGCTCAATAAATACGCCTTCTTTCGCTAGGTATTCATGCAAACCAATGCCAAGCTCGATGTAGTTAATCATTGGATACCACCTCTAAACATAACCTGTGGAGCGCCTGAGTTCATTATAACAGGCATATCTCCGCGAGTGGTTGACGGAAGCGCTGTGAATGATGGCGCGTTGTCGTTGTACCAATAAGAGACAGGATTATATTGATAGCTATTGCCTGAAATACCCATATCCATTAAGTTTGTACCGCCTGCCATTAATTTCGGCGCACCATTACTGATAACTGCGAAACCGTAAACGCCTTGACCGAGTTTTAAAGTTGTTGTAATTGGCTTAATGCCTGTAGTGCTAACATCGACAGCGCCAAGGTCAGTTAATAACGTGAAGTTGGTATCGTAACCGTTTCCGCCGTCTGGCTGTTTTAGCAGGTTATAAAGACCAATGCGAGCGGACGAGCTTGCAGCCAATAAAGTTACAGTAATGCCAATTGAAGATAGCTTAATTGGAGCTTGCACAATGATTGGCACAATGTAAAGTCTGTTTGCAGTGAGCGTTATCTCGCCGCGTATACCTATTGTTGGCCCTGGAAGTTGCCAGTTGACATTGTTAAGCATCCTGCCGCCGTAACCTCTTGCGTCAGTTGGAACAAATACAAGTTTATCGCCTGCTGAGAAGTTAATCTTAGCCGTTGTGCCTAGCGAGTTGTTAAACACGTTTTGACGCACAAGCGTAGTTGATGCGCTTAAGTAACCTTCGCCGCTTTCCCAATTGCCGGAAGTGTCGCGGATCATGTAAGGAAATACGTGATTGGTACCGTAAAAGCTGTTGAAGGTCAAATTTCCGGTATTGAAAGTGCCTGACTGTGACCAAGCACCTGCAAGCGTGAAGTTGCCTGTGCCAGTGCTTGTGCTTGTCTCTGCAATGTTATTTGCGCTCATTAAGCCTGTCCCATTCTATCGACTCAAAGCAGTGATTTTTCTGCCATGGTCGAAACAGTGAATTGATAAACCATTGATACAGTTTATAACGTTTTTTGTCAGTAGTCAGCGCTTTATAGCCAACATAGCCGGATATAGTTTGATCAGGGTGTGTGCCGAATAAAAGCACCGCGAAAAACTGGTCTATTGAGATTAGTAGGTTGTAGGCTCGGCTCATTTGTTAAGCAACCTTGTCTTTTCCTCACTGCCGCGAGTGGTACCAAACCAATATTGCATTGCACCGCCCCATTCTTTAACCACGATACCAAGCAGCATAAATAAAACTTCTTTGCTGCCCTCAGGCATTTCGACGTAAAACAGCAGGAAAACAATGCCAGCAATAAAGCATGTTAGCAGCAGCGAAAGCATTGCAGGCATCAAAGACAGCTTGTGTTCACTGCGAGCGTTTTTCTTATCGTCAGCTTCAGTCTGTAGTTGCGCCTGCGTTAGCTCAGCCAGCTTTATTTCTTTCTCATGCTCAGCTTCAGTCAATCGCATTTCAAGCTCTGCGCGCTTCTCCGGCGATAAATCCGGCGGCCAATAGTCTTTAATTAGCTCTTTGGCCTCCTTGAATAATCCGCCGCCAACGAAGTCTGTGATTTTGTCTAATAGGCTCATAACAATGTCACCTCAAATTCATCCGGCAACAACGCCAGAAGTTTTGCCAAAGTATCTTTGCTGTTGGTCACATCTGGAATTGTATCTGAATCCAAGAATGTGACACTTGAGCCGACTAGGATGCAACCTTGAATCTGCCGCGTATAGTTACCCGAGTGGCATTGAATGCTTGAGCGCTGCGGCACATTGCGCAATTCAAACACTGAGCCATTGCGCTGACTGATGCGCTTAAATGCTTTATAAGTGCCTTTCGGAATGCAGCTTACATTCGCCTCATTCTCTAGCCATGGCAATTCCAAAGTAAAGCACTGAAACGCGCTGCCGGACAGCATGAGCCGCCCAACAGTGCAATCGTTATGATACCAGCGTTTGATTGTGATCATGTTAGTCATCTCCGTTAGTATCTGAACTTCCAGAAACAAGAGCTACAAAAGCCAGAGAAAGCAAAACCCATAAGACCATAATTGACAAAATCATAAAATCCCTCTTTATTCCCTATTTTAACTTAAGAGACAATAGTGTCATTTGAAACAAAAAGCCAGTTTGCGCCGTCGCTATATGCTGGTTTATTTGCTCTGTCTAAGACTCTTATCATGCCGCCGCTAAATGTCGCAGCGGATGGTAGTGATGCTGTGTTATACCCCCTCAGAAGAAAAGGTACTTGCGCCTCTACCATTTGATTTGATGGGGCTGTTACCTGTGTATTTCCTGACGTTGCTTGTATTGGCTTGTTTATCTTTACGCGCTTTGTTGTATCTCCGCTTGACAAAAGCCAGACGTCGCCATCTAACGCCTCAAGACCTATGCCGTTTGTCCTGTTAGCCTCTGTGCGCAGAATTGTTCTGGTGAATGAAACATCATCCCTAATTGAGAATGATCGCTGATTAGCTACTCCGTTTAACACGTCTAAAATATTTACATGCTGATTTGTTGTTTGCAGTCTAAATGCAGCCGTGCCATCATCAGCTCTGTTTTGCCATAATGTCGCAATTCCGGCAACGCCAGTCCATACAATTTTAAAGTCTTTATCTACAAAGCCAAGAGTTTGACTGTAGCCAAGAGAATAGTTGTGCTTGTCAAATCTTATGTATGTTCCAGATCCTACAAAGTCAGCAGGCTTATCACTGCGCCTTGTTGGGTTATGGGCATTTTTCAGTGTGATTATATTGTTCGCTTCACCAACGTTATCAACCTGAATCATTGCGCCATCTGTATAATGGTGGAATACAAAACCAATTGATGCCGATCCGCCAAGCGTTTGCCCTGCAAAGTTTGCAACATCAAAAACGCCAGTTGTCGAGCTTGTGCCGTTAATGTATTTAAATCTGCCGTAAGTTGTTTGATTTGTTTTATTTGCATTTGACATAGCAGCGCGCAAGCCGTCAGCATCTTCATCTGGCAGGGAAAAGTTAACGGTTGTTTTATATCTATTGTAAGCGTCCCCGCCAAACCCTACGCTTTCAGCGGACTTACCTCCGACAACTTCAGTTGAGTCAGCAGCAGCTAATGAGTCAATAAAATCATCAAGAGCTGCAGCGCCGCCAACAACAAACCAACCGCCAACGCCAACCGGAGTCGGCGCACTGCCTGCCGTAACAACTTTCGGAAAGCTGCCATCCCAACGCCAATATGACGAGCCATCAGAAAGCACTTGGTTTGCTTGCGTCAGTGTTGCGCCTGCTGCAAAAGTCCCTGAAGGAATATAGCCAGCATTTAAAACAGCAGCGTCAAACTGAGCCTGAAGCTCTGCAACGTCTTGTAACTGGATTACTTGCACCGGAGTTGAGTCAGAGAAAGTCAGCGTATAAACATCGTCCGGCGCATAGAATGCAAAATGTCCGGTCGATGTTGTTGTAATCGGATTCGATAGCGTAGCGCCTGCAATGTTATTTTCTACGTAAAGCGTTGCAAGTCCTGCATCTGACTGTCTGCGCACCGTAACAGTAACACCGCTTGCTGCGTTGCCTGTGATGCTTGACGCGAATTGCCGGATAAGCTGACCGTTGTATTTCTGCATTGTGTAAAGCTCCTTAATTCAATCAGTCTAGTTTATATCAGATTATCGCGCCACGCACTTGTTCTGAATTGTTTCCGCCTGTTATTGTGATCGTGTTGCCGTTTGTAATGATTGATGGTGCGTTACCTAGCGGCCCACCAGAAGCGCCCTGCTCTGTGCCAGTGCCACCACCAGCGCCTGGATAGTTTTTATCGCCAATAGAACCGTCGGTTGATGTTTCAGTGCCAGTTCCAGCTGTGCCGCCTAGCCCGCCGACAAAACCCTGACCGCCGCCGCCACCGCCGCCAGGATATGTTATTGATACTCCTTGGCATCTTCCAGTGCCACCAAATCCGCCCTCGCCGCCGCCAGCGATGAGTCCAAAAGTATTATCAATGACAACATCAGTAGTAAACTCAGAGCCAGCCCCCCCAGTGCCACCAGCCCCGCCGATAACATCTAAGCAAGCAAGCAATTCAGGGTCCCAAATAGGCGATGCACCTTCACCGCCAATGCCACCAATGCCGATAAACTGCCCTTGGTTGATTAGCTTAAGAATTGCACCACTTGCAAACGTACCTTGCCTAAACGCGGCCCAAGCCTCAGAAGTTGAGCCAAAGATGGCGCCTTGACTGACGACCACGATATATTCTCTTGCTTCGCTAAAGTCGAAGTTATCTGAAAGGATATAGTTAAAATACTCGCCTGCTGCAATGTAATAATCTGCATTCGGTGGCACGTTTGCCTTATAGCTGATACCTGTAACTTTCCATTTATCCGCCTTGCTTGATGCAACTACGCTAGTGCATTGGCAGATTAAAACCTCAGGATTAAATGCGCCATCACAATAAACAGTGTTGACTGTTTCAATGGCAAAGACTGAGCCAAGCCACAAGCGGCCACCTGCGATTGTGCCGATGTACTTGCTATCAACCTCAAAAGACACTTCAATAGGAACTTGTGAATATCGCGCAACGTTTCGCTGCGCAATCCCTGTTGCAATTAAATTGCCATCCGGTGTGTTAGGTAGCCATCGAGAAACAACGTCAGCGCCTGCGTTTTTAGTGCCAAGCCTGCTTTTATCTTCTTCAAGTATCGCAGCCACGCGGAAAGTCTTTGCGTAGTTTTGCTGGTCTGTGCTTGAGTAGTTTAATGGCGCCCATGACACGAGCTGCCGAGTGATCAACTTGTCGAACTTGTTTTTAACTTGCAGCGAGCCAAGCTCTAAATGCTCAACTTGGTTGAATGTAATAACCGGATCATCAAAGCTCGGAGTTGCTACTATTTTAATCTTGCGCTCGACAACATCAACATACATTGTCAAGCCAGCGATTTGGATTAATTCATTAAGCAGCTTTTTAACTTCAGTCTCTTTTGCTATGCAGTTTTTCAGCATGAATCCGGCCAAGTCGCCAGTTTTCAAATCATCCCATTCGGAAGTCGGAATGTAAGTTTCGTCGATGTCTGTGTAATCGCGGAAAATCTCATCAATAATGTCAATGATGTTGGTTAAGTCCGGCCAAGCCAAGCACTTTTGCACTGTTGTATTGACGGCATGCTCTGCAAGCGCAGTCCCAAACGATGCGCGAGTATCAAGCGAGACAACTACCGGAGCAACGCCCGTTGCGCTTGTGACTGTGTACTCTATGTATTCGCTATCTATGGCTAAAGTGCCTTGAAAGCCATTAGCGCCAAACTTCGCTTCAATTTCCGCAGCCGTTAATCCGCTCTCAAGCGTTATTGTTGCAGTTGTTGAAGATGTAGTGAGCGGAGCGTTTAACGTCGCGTTGCTTGCCTCTGGCGCTTTTGCGTTGATGCCATTGGTTAATGCTAAAACGTCAACTAATGAAAAGGTAACTGAGCCGCTTAAAGTTGGATTCTGATACTCATCGACAATGTAATGCTCGACGTTAAAGTTTGCATCATCATAAACGCCGTTGACAAGGTAGCCGCGCTTAATGCGTGCAGGGCGATTTTTGATAAAGTTTCGAGCGAATAACTTTGCCCAATGCGCACCGCTGACTCGACGGTCAGCATATAAGCCTGTTAACTCGAAAGCGTCAGAGCTAACAAAGTCTTTTAGTGTGATGTTAGCCGAAGCCCTGAAGCCAATGTCGAAACTTGGGTTTGCCTTTGGTGCGTTGCTTTTTGCATCCGTCAGGTATGGAAAGCAATCTAGGTTAACTATTCGCTGATTTGAATAGCGATAAGTCCTGAATTCGCCCTCTTTGTATGCGCGAATGTCATTAGTGGTCTTTGGTGTGCCGTAGCTTGATGGATCTAATGCAAACTCATCATCATAAGCTGGATCGTTAATATCTAAATCAATTTCAAAGATAACGCATAACTCGCGCTGAGATTGCGCCTTCAGAGTGTCAAAGCTCATGCAATCCCCTTGATAGTTAATTGAACAGATGTGAAGTAAGAAGTATCAAACTTAGGCTTTGACGCTTCCCAATGGCCGAAGATAACCGCGCCTTGTTTGTCGTATTGATTCCAGCCACACCAAACGGGCCTGCCCTTGGCAATCTTGCGGAGCTGTTTGAACTGTCCATCCATGAAATCTGAAGTAATGTAGTTAAACTGCATAACCTGAGTTGAGCCTTTGCGCTCGATGGTTGAAGCGCCTAAGTTCAAGCTCTGCGTAGTTGATGCAGTTATCTCATCGTCGTCTGACCATTCGCCAGGCTGCAAACCAACTGAAGGCAAAGATGGCATTTGCATCGCCTCGCCGAAAGCAGCCTCACCAACGTATAGCGTAGCAGTTGACGTAAATACAAACTTAACCTTTGTCGTTTCAACCTGAGTGAATACGCGCATAACTGGCTTGTGGTCTTCGTCTGCCGTGAGATTGCATTGCAGCACATAAGCGGAGCCATTCCATGTGTAGAAATCGCATTCAACGCCACCGGATAACCAGTTAACACCTGCAAGCCCGACGCAGTTAACAGGCTGCGAAGTGAATGATAGTTCAACAGTGTTCGTGCCAGCAGATTGGCTATAAAAAATGTTAGTCATCCAATCATAAAGCCTGCCAACATCGCCACCAGTAACAACCGTAGCGCCTTGCATGGCGTTTTGATAAAGGATAAAAGTTGCTTTAGTATTTGAACCGCCAGCAACAACGCTTTCAGGCGATAAGAAAATGTCCACGTTATGCTCCTTGTAAGCGCTGCACTGATTCTAATGATGCCAGAATTCTCTGAGTATATCCAACAGGCAGCACCTGATCAGGGTCAAGATTCTTTATTTCATTAGCTAACTCTGAAAGCCCGCTTATCTCAAAAGCCCCAACTGTCGGCGCTGCTTGCGGAGTTGTTGGCAATGTCGCGCTAGCGCTTGATATTGAAGCAGATGAACCGCCGCCGCTAATGTTGGTTGATTTGATTGTACTAATTAAAGCCGCGCCTTCTGCTGCAACTTGAGCAGCGAAACCTAAGTTTGCCGGATATGGATTGTTAAGCGCTTGAGCTACGCCGCCTGCAATGTTTACAAGTGATGTTGCAATGGCTGCGTTTTTCTGTGCCTGAAATGACTTAGAGCCAAAAGCAGCAACTAACTGGATCCCTGCATTAGCCGCTGACTGTTGAGCGTTTAGCTCTCGACTCCACATCTGCTGCTTCATTTGCAGTTTTGCTTCGTCGTATTGCTGGTTGATAGCAAGAATTTGGTCTTGAAATGCTAATTCAGCTTGTAGCTTTTGCTCTTTGTTGATGTTGTCCATTTCCATCAACTGCTGATACTCGCTTGACGCTGCCAATAGTCGCGCTGAAGTCTGAGCCGCTAAGCTCGCTTCTTCTTGTGAAAACAATCCATCGCGCACGCTTTGCTGCAAAACCGCTTCACTGGCTAAAGTCTGAGTTTCAAGCCTGATGTTAGCAATGCGTTGGTCGATTCTTTCTTGATCGCGCTTAGCTCTTTCTGCTCTGCGCTTCTCTGCTTCAATCTCTTTTAAATCTGCATTAGCTAAAGCTGTGATTTCTTTCTCAAGCTCTGATGCAGATAATGCAGTTGCTTTTTGCTGCTGCTCAAGATTGTAGTTGTCAGTGATTAACGATTTAATCTTTGGATCTAACTCATCTACTGAATCTGCCTGCGTGCTGAATGCCGCCGCTAATAATCTAGCTGCAAGCTCGCCTTGTGTTAGCTCGATGCGCTGCAATTCAAGCTGCTGAGTGAGTGATGCAGTTTTGTCTACTGCATCGTTTTGGCCGTCAACAAGTGATTCGTTAATCACCTTGCTTGTGTTGTTCATTTGGTCGGCATAAGACTTCATTTCAGCTTGAGCTTTCAACAGCTCTGCACCAACTGCATTAAGCCTTACCGCTAACCTGTCTTGCGCAGGGCCGGAAGATTCTAGCAATTCTTTGGTTAGCTTCTCAGACTCTAGCCGCAGCTTGGTAACTTTGTCCTGTTGCTTTTCGTATTCAGTTGATAGCTTTCCTAGCTCAACCTGAGTGAAAGCCTTTTTACTTTCTGCGTCTAAGTCTTGCAATGACTTTTGCAGATCATCAAGTTTCTTTTTCAAGTCGTCGGATGATTCTCCGGCATTGATGAAGCTGCTGATTAATGGCCCGCCAACAGCCGCAGCGATACCAACAACAGCACCAAGCAACGGAAAGCCAAGTACAAAGCCTAAGTCTGTCGCTTGCTGTGACAGTGCAACTAATGGCGAAACGCCGCCTTGCACCTGCCCGACGAATTGCTGGATTTGAATACCTGCTTGACCTGCTTGGCGTCCGAAGTTACCAAGAGCGCTTGAGTTAGTGCCAAGCGCCTGACTAACAGCTTGAGCCGTTTTGGTTGTCTGCGTGTTAACCTGGTTAAGCTGTCCAATCTCGGCGGTTGTCTTGTCAGCAGCAGTGCCAAGCTGCACCATTGACTTGTCTAAGCTGTCAATCTGCGCCTTGCTGTCGCCCGCATCAATCTTGACCTTGATTATTTTTTCACTCATCGCGCACCTTTTCGCTTAATCGCGTCAATGTCTTTTTGCCGCTTGTCGTTGATTAGTTTCATCAAGTGATCATCCAATCTCTTCAATACGGCAATCGCTAAATCTTGCTCATACTCTATTCTAGCAGTGACTTGCTCTAATGTCGCTAACGATGCTCGTCTATCTGGCTCGGCTTCTCTGCGCGCTTCGTAGAAAGCACAAAGTAAAGCAAATTGCCTTTCGTCTAGCTCTATCGATTCAAGCTCTTTTAGCACTTCAGCAGCGTGATTTGTGCCGCCGTATTTATCCATTTGTAGCGCCGCTTTGTAATCCGCTTGCAAGTCCCGACCGTTAAAGTCGGCTGCTACTTTTTTTCTAGCTTGTCTCCGTCTGCCTGAGCTTCATCGTGTAGATAGTTTTCAAATCGCAGAGCCGCGCTAACTAAGATGTCATTGAGTGATAGAAAATATTCTGGATTAGTGAAGATATTGCGCGCTGCGTCTTTCGAGTATTCAAGTGCGCCGTCTTGGTCTTCTAAGCCTTGCCAATTGGTAACGCCGTACTCAGTGAGCCAGTGACCATATAAGCGGTTATTATCGACTTCTGACATCTTATGAAATGGCCCGTACAATTGCTGCCGGATATTCTTCAGTGATTCTTGGCTTTCTTTCGTGCCAAGTCTGCGCACATAAAACACAGCATCACCGACAACGATTGGCGCACCGCCTTGCTGTAACTCTTTTGACTCTCTTACTTCTGATAGTTTCATTTTGTTCCTGCAATAAAAAAGGGGCATTAAGCCCCTAGTTTATACTTAACTGACCATTAAGACCAGTTGCGGAAAACTGCGATTGTATAACCTAGTGCAGCAGACTTTTCAGCCGCGGCACTGAAGCTGTCAGCGCTGATTGCATTCTGGCCGTCTTCCATATCCCACTCGGTTAAGACAACCTGCGGAAGATGAACAACAGTTTTATGGCCGCCACCATGATCAAACTCAACACCGAAAGAAACGCGAGTGCCTGCGTAGTACAGACTGCGCACAGCCATCGAGTTAGCAATAGTTGAACGTGAAGCGCCGTCCATTGTGACTTCAAATTGGCCGCGTGACATGCGAGGCGTGCAACCTGCTGCTTGGTCTGTTTGGTAGTTGTTGTTAACAGTGATATTTGCAGACTTCAGCACACATAAGGCTGTTAAGTCATTAAAATACCAGTTGGCCACGTTTTGCACCGCTGATAATGGATCATCAGTTAGTTGTGCGCCGTCAGTTTGGCCGCTGATTGCCGTCGCTGCTGCCGAGTCTTTCTCAAACATCATTGAAACGGTTGAAGTGATAACGCCTGTCTCGCCGACTTCCAAAGTCTGCTGGTTGATCAAGCCATCATAAGGCGTGTCGTAGTTAACATCGCCTACAGCGGCATCATCAATAACGCGGTTTTGGCCTGCGTAGTAAGTTGGCGTGTTGGCGTTGTATGTCTTGCGCGTTGCAATAGTAATCGATGGCCCTGCAACTGCGGTAGCTGCTGGCACCGGGTAAGTGCTGATGGAGCCGTTACTTGCTTTGGCACTGATGCGGTAAGTCCGGTTATTTAACGCGTTAGCAAAGCCAGTAACGAAAATAAAATCACCGACTGACAAGTTAGTAAAACCGTTTGCAGAGTCTGTTAAGCCTGAAGCTGTTGCAGCAATGCCAGTGCCTGTGACCGTAACCGCTGACTCAGTGCCATGAATAGTTGACAGTAACAGGCTGATGGTTTGCTTTGTGGCTTCAGTGGCAATCTCTGCCATTAGCTCTTTTGTGTCTTGAATTTGCTTTGCAGCGTTGAAGTCTAGTGAAACCTCGGCGCTTTGCGTGTAGCTAATCGACTTCTTGAATCGACCGCTAACACGTCGCACCGGAGTAAATACCGGACTTACGTTAATTGTGCCTTTAGCGGCTTGTTCGCTAAGGTAGAATTTCCAATCACCGCCAACAATTTGACGGTCAGCTACAGTTGTTGGCATGTTTAGAACCCCTCACAATAAAAATTAATAGTTACTTGATAACCCAGCCAAGGATCATCTTCAATTTTAGCAGTATTGGCTTCGAATGTCTTCACGTTGCCAAACTCGGTATTTTCTAGCAGCGCAATGAAAGCTTCGCACAGCGCTAGGTTATTGTTAACGCCTGAGCCTTTCGGCGTAAATACGTCAACTACTAAAAGCCCGTTGCGCCTAACCCAAGCTGAGCCGCCGCCAACTGCAACGTTATTCGATGCGGTATTGATAACATTAATCCGCGCCCATGGTGCATTGACTGGCTGCTGCCATCCTGACTGGTTTGGATATTGAATTGAAACACCTGAAGGCGGAGCGCCTGCAAGCTGTGCAGTAATACTTTTTACCGCTTCGCTAAATCTTTTATCTGCCATAGCTTACCGCCTGTGCAATTGCTTGTTCTACATATTTACTGCCAGCTTGAGCAGACCAGCCTTCGTTTAATCTCTGAATATACGGCAAGTTATTAACTATCCATAAAACAGGCAAAGAATCTGACGGATAGCTTTCAGTTACTGTGCGAGCTAGATCAACGGAGTAACTGCCTGAAGCGTTGAAAGTAGATGTGTTTTCATTGATTCGCGTTTCTGGCTCGTTGATGCTCATCAGCCAGTTAGCCTTTGCTTGGCCATCCTTGAATGGAGTTGCCGCAACAATGGCTTGGTCTGCTAACATGCCGAGCTTGCGAATTTCTTCAGATGCAAACTCTGTTAGCTCGACTCTTATTGAAAAGCCTTCAGCGTATGCAGCCATTAGCGCACCCTCAACACAAGTTTTACGGCAGCGTCAGCAGCATCTAGCTTGATGGCAATGATTGACATAGCTACGCCGCCCAATGTGCAGTAATCTCCCACGCTTGGCGCAAATGTATCAATGCGAGTATAAACAGCGCCAGTGTCGCTCTGCTGTGCGTCTGTGCCTTGCCAATCAGCTAGGTCAACTCCAAACTTGATCGCTTGGTAGGTACGATTCGTTGCGCCTGTGTACGATTCCGTCACCGGATTATAAGTGCCGCCGCTTGTAATAACCAAAGCCTGCCGAAAGTCGGCAAACTCAGAGTCGATAAGCTCACTTGCTAGGTCTTTAAATTCTTGCTTTGTGGTAGCCATGATTAGCCCCTTTGCAATCCTGAATTGCCTTTAACGAAAGGCATCAGCAAGCGGTCAAGCTCAGGCACTCGCGCCTTATATGTAACCTGCGAGCCGGATTCGTAACTAACTGACTTTGAACCAACGCCGTCAAGTGATTTTGACTCTGCCGCAATCAATCCGCCAGCCAATACAGCTGCATCAAGTGACAATCGACCTGCCTGCTGTAGCTCTACAGCTTTCAATGCCGCCTTGCTAATGTCAGCAATAGCAACAACATCAGTCGGCAAGCTCATTGCCTGCGCTGCGTCTAGCTCTTGGCCTTTGAAAGTGTAATATGTATCAATGAAGTCAGCAGATAAAATCAAATCCTGGTCAAGTGTTGCGTTTGATACAACAATGCCGCGCTCTGCTGCGTATGCTTCGTATAAAGCCGCTGTGGTGTAAGAGTTTGTGCCGAGTGTAGCCATTACTTACCCCCGAAGGCGAACAAAGCTGCAATAGCTGCCGGACTAAGCAAAGTAGAAACCAGCAGCCAGCTAATCTTGCCGCCGAAGTTTCTGATGCTGTCAATCATTGGCTGATTAGCTGCGGCTTGCTCGCGTAAAGCTCTGACGTCTTTTGATAGCTCGCTAGACTGAGCTGCAACGTGATCATGCTTTACCATATACTGCTGAAGGGTAACAACTAAATCCTGAATAGCCTTTGTCGATGACTTTTGACTTTCAATCATGTCACGGGAGAAACTGCGTATCTCGATGATCTCCCTGTCGTGCTGGTCTACTTTCTTCTGGATGCTGCCGATCAGTTCTTCGCTCATGTTTCATAGCCTTACATAAATTTAGAATCACTATTAAAGCGATTATAGTTTGAACTGTTACCAGTACGCAAACAACTATTAATATGTGTTCGTTCAACGGCTGCACTCCCTAGCACCGCAAACAGCACGTCCAAAGGTATCGAGAACTCTTGACGTATAGCGTGCGCTTTATAAATCATTGATAAATTTGCTAATTGGTCTAACAGCATCGCGCCGTTTAACAACAAGCTAGTCCCAATGATAGCGCCATAAGCGAAATAAATCCTTGTGAAATTGTGATGGAAAGTTGATAAATATATGATAGAGACAAGCATCAAGCTATCTATACTGCATTGGATGGCATAAGTGCCGTATGTTGTTTCTGCATCAGCTTGCACAAGGCTGGTTATATTGTACGGAGTTGCGATCAGGAAGGTTAAGTAATAGGCGATAATTAGAAAGCAGAGGTTTAACCCTCTGCCACTAAAAAGCCATATTGCCGCAATGACAATTAAAGCTGCTTCGTTACTCATTTTTTAGCTGGCTTCTTGCCGTTTGAGTTAACTGGCTTGTCTTTCACTGGCGTACCTTGCTTTGGCATTGCTTACCCCTTAATAAGTTAAGTTATCGCCGCGACTCATCCATGAGAAGCTCCGGCGATTTAGTATAGCATTTATTCAGCAGGCATACGCAATACTAAAGAACCACTTACATTTATAGCTTTGCGCTTACTTTTAGGAATTACACTTACAAAAAACAAAACCAGCACAAGGCTGGTCTGTTTGCTGCGGCTTCGGCATCGAGCAGCTACGACGGAAAGGTAGAAACCGTACTATGTGGACGGAAAGAACCTGCCTGCGACAATTTCAACAGAGAAGCTAAGGCGATTGGAGGAAGGCCAATCTAGTCTGTAACTCTGCATCGGCCATTAGTCGCCAAGCCTCGAGGTATGCAAATAGATTAGCCTAATCAACAAAGTTTAGCAACTATGGCCTTTCTTCCCATATAAGAGAAAATACGCCTGTCGCTGTGCCGCCATCTGCTGTAAGTCGCAAATAGTAATCACCCGCTGGCAATCCGCGCTCTGATGATGCAGTGAAGCCTACGCTCGCCTGCTGTGCTGTTGCGTTGGCTGACTTGACTCTTACAACTTCAGCAACTTGACCGCCTGACACTGTGCCGCCTGTGCTTATTGTTATTTGCCCCACGTATAATGGCTGCTCATCCATTCGATTCTTACCCCATACAGTAACCGGAGTATCAAAAGTTCCGATAGGCGTGCCACCGACAACAGCCTCGAAAATAACTATGTTTGCATCGCAGGTTATTACTTGCTCCCATAGGATAAAGTTAACCGGACTGGAAAACTTAAATACCAATGATGCACCATGAGCAATTGAGTATTGCTGACTGATGCGAAACTCTCGGCGCTCAAAGAATCCTGTTTGGCCTATGTCTACTTTTAGTCTTGCTGTGTCCTTGCCTGATCCTGTCATAACTCCAGGTATGCCATTTGGAACGTATGGGTTTGACATTTTCACTACTCCATATAAAGAAAAAGCCGCTTATTCTGCGGCTTTCTTTTTAGCTTTTGGCTCTGGCTTTGGCTCTTCGGCTGGTTTGTAAAACTCATCAACAACCTTAAAGCCTTTTTTGTTTAGCGCTCGCTTTTCTTCAAGGCTAATTGGCATCGGTAGATAAACGATTTCCATAACTTACTCCAAAAGTAAAGCGGAGCGAACTCCGCTGTTAGTTATGCTTTCGCTTCGTCACCGATAGTGACCACGCCAGCTGTCATCTTGATGTCGGTGGCAACTTTGTCCCAGTTGGTAGCAGTGCCAAGCTCTGCGTCAGTTGGCGACTTGCCGCCGTTTGACTCATCCCAGGTGTAGCCCTTCAAGCCTAAACCAAACGAATAATCGACTTGCATCGTTGTTTCGATGCGGTCTTTGCCGTTGTTGGTTTGAATGTTGCTGATAACGTCGCCTGCATCGTGAACAGTTGCAGCAGAGTCAACCAAAGACAGTGCGTAAACTTTGTTTGGAGTGCCTGCAACGCGCAATGCTGGTGCATCTGTAACAATCATGGCTTTGCCAAGGATGTCAACAACGCGAACGTTTTGAGCCTGGAACAGTTGCGGAGTGTTGGTTAGGTTGTCGCCGATCAACTTGTGATAGACAGCGCCAGAAACAACAGTTGCAACTAAATCGCCTGAGCGATCGCCAAACTTGGCGTGTGCGCCGTTCATGCTTGTATAGTTGATACCAGCAGTTGCAGACACGTCGTTAGTTGCAGAAGCTTGGCCTGCGATTGCAGCGCGTAACGCTAAGATGGCGCTGTTTAACTGGTCAGCTAACAATGCTTCTGCAAAGTTGCGGCTTGCCACTTCGATACCGCGTGCAGTTGGCATGGTTAACCAAGTCATTTGCGAAGGCTCGAAGCGGATTGGACCGAAACCGCCAGCGACTTTTACAGTGCTGTGCTTCAGTTGTGACAAGTCGGTAACTGATGGCGTGCCGTTGGCTGCGTAGCGATCAACGCGACGTTGTGCAGCGTGAATGCCAGCAAAGAAAGACTCTTGCAGGAAGTCACCAGTAAAGCCAGTTGTAGTTAAGCGAATCGCGCCGTTAGAAGCCGCGTTGAATTTGTCGATCATCTGACCAAGCGTTTCAATTGTCGCTGGCATGATGTATTCGTTAAACACCTGCATTTGTGATAATGCCATGATGGTACTCTCCGTTAGTTGATTGGTAATTTAAACTTTTTAGCTAAAGCTGCTTCACGCTCTGAGCGTGAGCCGCCTAAATTGCCAACAGAAGAAGCACCGCCTGCACCTGTTGAGCCTTGAGCATTGCCACCGCCTTTGGTAACAACACCTGCTTTAAGCAGTGGTGCAAAGCTATCATCTTTCAACAACTCCGCTTTGAACCCTGCCAAATCTAACGACGAGGCACCGCCATCATCATTTAAAAACGTTACTTTGCCCGTTTCTGGGTCAATGTCGATACGATCTGCAACTAGGCGCTTAAATGCCTTGCTGCCGCTATCTGTTGCTAACTCGCTTGCTAAATCTGCTACAAGTGCAGAGCGCTTTTCGGTCTTGATGCTACCCATGAGGCGGTCAATGCGCTCTTGCGCTTGCTTCGCTGTCTCACCATGTCGGCGCTCAAGGTCGGCAATGATCTCATCTGTCTTGCCTTCAGCCTTCAACTTCTCAAGTGCCTTGCGCTCTGCTTCAGCCAGCTTTTCTGCTTGCTGCTTTTCAAATTCTGATAAACGGCTTTTGACCGTCTTGTTTTCTTCTTTGACGTTAAACGCTAGTTGTTTTAGCGCTAGGCTGTCTTTGTCTTGATAGCCTTTTTTACCGTCAATCTCTACTTCTACGAACTGATCGCGCCAATCTTCTGGCACTTTTTCTAATGATTCAACAAACATTGTAGGCACCGCCTCTAGTTATGACGCACCGCGTCGCTTTAGTGATTTTATACCTGTCTTACTAAACCGTCAAATCATCGCCACTATCAATGGCATTTAGCACCGCTTCGCCATCATCCATTGACCAACCGCCTTCAGCTAGTTCGCGGATTGCCAGCGACTTAGGCTTTAAGCCATTATTAAACAAGTCTTGAATAGTGCGCACTTCTTCAACAGATAACTTCGATTTTGCAAACGTGCGAGGCAGGCTGATAACAACTTGATCCATGTTCTGCTCGATGGCATCAGCACTCCATAAACCCTCAAACATGCCGCAGTATAAAATTGCTTTCTGATATGCAGACTCTAAGCCTTGAGCCAATGCAACCAAGCGAGCGTTATTCTCTGCTGCGGCAATCTCTGCCTCTGTCGCTGTTGCGGCTTTCACGTCGCCCTGTAGCACTGCGCCCATCTGACGAGCTTCTTGTGTGTTGCGCTCAAAGTAGCTTTCATACGGTTGAACTGATGTTTCACATCCAATCACTTCAACTGTGCAGCCTTCTGGTAACGTGTTGCGACTGCCTGAACCTGTCTCGATGTAGCCGCGTCCGTTTGCCGCTTCAAATTGTTCAATAAAGTTACTACGCGCACCAAAAACATAAGTAGTTGGCGGCAAGTTGCGAATAGTCTCTTTGTATTCAGCACTCATGCGATAGCGAGCAAGTGCTAAGTCGCAAATTGGACTGATAAAGCCCATTTGTTTTGGCAATGCGCCTGCTTTGATTTCTTCGTCAGATGCGAATGTCACTGGCAACCAGGTTAATGGCGAGCCGCTAACGGTCATGTAACTACGCTCACCTTCAACAAGTCCAGCCAAACGCTTTACAATCTTTTGCTGATAGTAAAAACCATCATCATCAAGCGCTAAGATTAAATATGACTCGATGACTGTGTGCTTTGCTGTGTCTGGTTCAAACTCTGTGCCGTCTTCGCGTAGCATAATATAAGTCAACTGCATAGCGCCATTAATGCGGCTAAAGTGCCAGTTAACTACCTTGTCGCGGTTGTATGCTTTGATTGTGGCGCGAGGATTAGCGCGTTTAACATCTTCGATTGATACGTCAGTCAAATCTACTTCAGACAATCCAAGGTAATCAGACACAAGCACTTGCCATTTGATCGGCATTAGCTCTGACGCTGTTTGCTCAATCATGCCTGTCAAACTGGTACCGTCATTGTCGGCAGACTCTAGCAGGTAGCTTAAGCGCTCAGGAATTTGTATATCCGCTTCTTTGATCTTCATCCGGCCAAGCAAGCTCGCTAACGTCTGACCGCCATAGTTTTGGTACTCAGCGTTTGAAATGTAAATCGCATAACGATTCTTTGCATCAACAGTTGTCTTGTCGCCGTCGCTCGGATGCGGCAACAAATCATACTGGGCTTGTTTAACAAAGAACTCACCAGCTAAGGCGATTCTTGTTTCTTCAATCTTCGGCAACATCAGCGCCGCTTCGGTGTGTAATGTGATCTGCTGCATGTTGCGCCCTTAATCGTTTTTAATAGTTTACTTCTAAATGCCAATCTTAGCAAAAGCCTTGCTGTCTCGCTCGCGTAACTGCTCTAAGGTTAACGGATTGCCAAAGGTATCTGTCATGCTTTCAATCTTCAATCCGCCGTCAAGGAATAGCTCTGCGCGAGTCTTGCCGAGTGAATCAATAACAAACTCTCTCGACTGCTGCCTTAACCATGTGTCCGGCGAAATATCAGCAGGCACTTGCTCAATCTTGAAAGTGCCTAAGTCTTTACGTCCTTTGTAGGTCGGCTTCTTGTCTGCATCTTCAGGATAGTCAGCGCCGGATCCAATAGCCGGAGCCATGCCGATTGGCTTGTTCTGACCTTCTAGCAGATAGACATAACTTGAGCGGCAACGGAAATGCCTAGGCAGCCTAACATAGCTGTCATCTTCTAGCTGCCATGTGCGACCATGTAAAGAGCGGCAACCAAGTGATGTGCGATTGTCGAGCATTGCAAGAAAGTAACGCTTGTCGATTATATCGCGGTTATCAACTGCCATTGCCTCTCGTGCGCTTTGTGCGTAGTGCATGACGCCTGTGCGAGCCAACGCTTCAGCTTGTTGCTTAGCTAGCCCTTCGTTGAAAGTCTTGAGTGACTTAGTTATTTGCTGAACCGTTGCGCCGCGAGTGTAGCCAATCTTCACAAGGCTGTTGTACTGCTGTGCGTATTCTTGCGTTGCAGTGTTCACAAACTCAGCCCATGCGCCAACCTTTGCGCGTTCTCCTTCACCAAGCGCCATTAAAGCTGCGTTGACATAATCAATAACGCTTTTACTTCCCGGGATAGCTAACTCAACATCATTCCACTTGCCGATAAGCTCTGCATAATAGCTCGATTCGTAAACCGCCAGCGATTGCAGCTCTTTAGTTGCCTCTTGCCATCCTGCCGAGTAAATCTCTGTGACTGACTTGCTGATAGCTTTCGTTATCCGGTTAAGCTGCGCTGCGCTCTTGATTTCCTCTTGAGCTAACAGGATTTCGCGCACTGATTTGTAAGCCTCAGCGAGCGACGGGTATACGTTAGTTTTGAGCAAGCCAGTTGCCACTCGTTGCAGCATTGCTTCATGTCGTAGTTGATCAGCGGTTATACTCATCGATTAAATCTCTCAATGCTGTAGCTAGTATTTGAAGCATTATGGCTTTATCACCGTTATAAGGCAAACCCTGAGCCATTCGGCGTATATCAGTCAGGCATAAAACGTGAACAGCTTCAGCAGTTGCTACGACAATGTGTGGTTGATGCTCTGACAGGTTCGTCATCTGCGGCCCCATGCTAGCGGTGCTGTGATTGGTCTAACAATCGGCATCAGATAGCAAACAGGATAGCCAAAGGCATCAGATTGATGGTCAAGCCCGCCTTTCTTGTCTGGTTCTCCGTTGTTGTCGTATGGCTGCTGCTCGATGCACTTTGCCGACTCCGGACAAGCTGCGGCATTAATCCATAATCGCCCTTCTTCAAAGGCTTTGTTCACAGATATAACCCTGTCTTTAACTCTTGGGTTTGAATCGTGCGCGATAACTGAGAACTTAGCATTCTCAAGCAATCCAATATCAGACAAGGAAGCGCCTTTACTGCTCGTGTTTTTGCCGCTTGCGTCAGGATAGATAGATATTCTATGACCTTGAGACTGCCAGCGCTCTTGGATTAGTTTAATCATGTAAGGTGTATCTTGACCGCCGCTAATCTCTGCGACTTGGTGCATACCTGTTGGACGCTGCACAAATACGCAAGCAGCCATCTTGCCAACGTTAAAATCCATGCCGATGATTAAGTGATCATGCGGTTGAATAACTTCGTGAGAATTGCATCGCTGACGATTATATGACGGGTAAACGCTACCGGATGTAAGGTTAACAAACCGCCCTCGCAAATAGGCTTGAATTAAGCCTGCTGGATAAGTCTCTAGCAGCGTATCAATGTAATCCGGTGGCAGATAGTCGGCATTCTCATAAGTCGAAGCCTGCACCATTGAGTAGCTTTGTGTTGGATTCTCTTTAAACTTGCTGTAAACGAATAAGAACCCTTCCGGCGTAGTTGTAACGCCTATTCCGTTTTCAACGCCTGGAATAACCAAGCGCAAACGCGCCACGATTTTATTCCATGCAAGAGTAGCTTTGTTTTTTGGCAATGTGTCGATTTCATCAACCAGCGCCCGCGCAATCTTAAAGCCTACGATTGATGCAGGATTATCCATTGACCGACAAATTACAGTCCCGTAATAAACGCGCCCTCGATAGATGTGAACCTCTTTGTGGCTCTCGATAATGTCAACGCGAAAGCCCATCATTTCTGCGGCTTCGGTGAATGTCGGATAGAAAATATCCCTTATCGAAGGGTAAGAAGTGCCAAAATAGCCCTGCACAGTCTTTGGGTTCTGGCTTGCAAATATCAGCAAATCCAAGCAGCCAACAAAGGTCTTGCCAGAACCAAATCCGCCAACGTAAGCGCGATATTTGGTATTCAAGCCATTAAGGAAGATGTTCTGCGGAGCGCTAAGACTTAGCATTCGTTATTTCTATGCTGTCTGCTGCATGTCTAACTTCAAAAGTGATCGCCAATGGCTGTGCTTTTGTTTCCTCATCTTCATCAGCCGGAGCTTTATCAGTCCACTTGAATCTGTTTGCAAAGTACAGCTTCACAAGTGGCGCGTTGACCTCTCTTGAAAGCATCATATCTTCCAACTTGGTTTCCCAAGCTGCTTGACTCCACTCTTGCGCCAGCGTTAATGCGTCCGAAAAATCTTGATGCTCTTGCGCCCACAGATAGACAGTTGACTTGCTAACTCGAAGCTCAAAAGCAAACTGAGTCACAGATTTACCTTGCACACCAACAAACTCTAAAGCTCGTTCGATGTACTCAGGTTTGTATTTAGATGGTCGCCCTAACTCGCTCATATCAAGCACCGCTTAATAAACACCAGCACCGCTGGCAGATTGGTTGAGTATAGCGCAAAAGAAAGCCGCTATAAAGCGGCTATTTACTCAGCATCTTCATAAGCAGAATCGGCCACAACATCAAGCAGATTAGAAATATGCCAATATCAGCAAGAATTGAGCGGTCTAACTCTTCGTCATCAATTTTCATTTCATCAATAAGCATTTCTTTAATTGTCTTGCCGATAAAGCTAGTCTTTGCCCAATGATTGCACATTGCTGCGCCGATTAAATACATGATTGCGTATTGCATTATTCTAATTCCGTTATATCAAGCTCCACAACATCATCAATAGCAACCTTATGCTCAACTGCTAACTCGTAAACCATAGGATGCACAAGTGCTAGCATGTTGCTTGCTGTGATTTCGGTTTGTATAAAGTCGCCGGAGCGTGTTGTTGCTGCAATTCTGTATGTGTTCATTTTATCTCCTTACTTGCTGCCACTGTGCCAATGCAAACCACTTTAAAAAGCTCAGGCTTGTCTTTGTGCCAGTTGCTTAGAGTTTGCAGTGACACTCCTGTCAACTGCGTTACTTGCGAAAGGTTCTTACAGCCAAGCGCCTTTGCTGTTTGTGATGGTGTCATTTTCTTTCTCCAAGTTAAAACATATCCAATTGAATTTCAGACTTTGAGCCTGATTCCTTTTTTATTAAATTTATAGAGTCTGTCGAATTTAACTGCTCTATTCTTTCGACTAAAACGGCAGCTCTAGTCTCTTTGCTAGCTGGCTGATATGTTCCACGCCAAGCACTATCAATTCCGATATTGCGAGCGACATTCGTGCTATCCGCCGACGATAGCGGAAGCCTAGAAAAAACAACAGGGTTCAGCATTCGCAGACCATGCAACTTACATATTGGCCTTCCGTTTCTATCGCAGATGTGCGGCAACACATCAGCCATGCGATCAATCAATCGCTCCGGCTTAGAAACGTCATATTCACCAGAGCTGCCAATTGCTACTGTTGGCCATTCATTTGCTAACATAACTAATCGATCAATTGATTCGTTTGTGTGCCAAACTGCAGCAGCTTGATGCCGTTTAAATGGCCATAAATTCAATAGATCATTATTTTCTTTTTCAGTTCCTTCTATAACATCAGGTACAACTGCAAAATCGAAGCCTGGATGATTGCGCCATATATCTACCCATTTAAAATATGATGACCAATCAACTGACTTTCCAGTCTTCCAAAAGCTAAAAGCTCCGTTATCAAGTGAAAAACTCTGACAAATCTCAGCAGCCAAACCTAGCTGTCGATAATCCGCAAAGCTTATGAATGCATGCCTCCCTTTCCATGTCTTTATAGCGCATGGATCGGGAGTGATTGGGCCACCATGATAATGGATCATTATTCAAAAAGCCGTTGATAAAATTTCAGATCTGCGCTCTATAATGCAAGCGTAAGATTTTACGAAATCTTCTACTGAAGCAATATTGTGGTCTTCAATCCATTCTGCATAATCGGAGCTATCCCAACATTCAACGCAAGAGTCATATCCGCTCTCATAGTTAGAACGGCAGAATTGTTTGATTTCTAAAATTAATGTTTTCATTTTTCATTTCCTTGCTTGCTTCGGCGTTATTGCCTTGGTATGTGTTTATTATAGCAAACTATTTTATCGTTACAAGTATTATTTCAAATTATTTTAAAATATTTATTAGATTGTCGATTAGTAGAGTTTCCGTAACATCATCCACAAAAGCTGGCGGTGTAGGAACTGCCACCCATCCGGCATCTATGACTTCGCATTTGCCTTTGCAATCGTCAATCATAGCCTGGTGTTCGACTCTCAGCCACTCAGTTAACGCGCTATGCTTATACGGCGCTGCTAATCGTGCCCACTTAGTCAGCGTTTTGCTCTTTCCGTTGCGCTCTACTGCATTAACCACTAATAAGATGGCCCATTTGAACGCTGTGCGGTCTAAAGCCTGTGCGACAGACTGACCTACTGCCTCAGGCTTGCTCGTCTTGTAGTTGATTACATCAACGCCTTTGTCGACTTCCGACAGCTTCATGGTCAACGCCAGGTTTCGCATTGCTATGATGGATTGCGTGATTAGCCGCTTGTTTTGGTTGTGGGGTTTTCTTTTCATCTAACCACCACCGATAAAGCCCAAAATATTGCGCAAGCAATCAGCAGCACAATTACCAGAATCCAAACAATTTGAATTAAAAGCACTACAAACCCAAGCAAGGAATTTTTAATTTTAACTGCATCAAACGCGAATGCTATCAAGCTCAATGATGATGCGACAGCTAAAATAGCCCAAGCCAAATATGTCTCGTTCATTTCTTCTTCCTCAAGCGCCGAAGCGCTATTTGCTATACTGTTGAGCCAATTTCATTGCCTGGCGATCTAACCATTTATCAGCAAACTTAGTCAAAACCTTCGCACAAGTTGCCGGATCTCCACCTAAGAACATCAACTGAATAGCCTTGCAACACTCAACATCAAATGAAGCATCGCACTCAATCTCTTGGATAAAATCCGAAGGATTCATTTCCTTTCTGATTTGCGAGGCTGAGTATTCTAACTGTGCCTGCTTGATGCTGTCGTCAGCGTAATCAAAAAACTTCCATACATCGTATGCTGTTGTCATTTCTTCAACTCCCCAATCACAAAACCAGTTCCGCACTTGCTTTTAATCAGCTCGCCTTGTGCGATTAAGCGCTTAGCAATCTCAAGGCTGTTTGGCCCCAATTCTGATAGCCGCAGCACGCCGTTGGTGGCTTTTTGTTTTACTTGGTAAGTGAGTCCTTTCATTTCGCTTTCTCCAATTCTGTGCAATAAAACCAAATAACAATAGAGCCAACACTTACAAGCGCAAAGCCTGACAGTGTAGTAACGCTAAATCCTGCTGCCGCGCAAACTACGCCCCAAATGGATGCAATCAAATATTTAAAGCTTTTTATTGTAATGCTCATTTCGTTTTACCTAACTTAAAGTTATAAAACTGATGATTAAAGTCATCTGCCGCTTCTGCTGGCGAAGATCCAAAACCAGCTATACCGCTTTGCAGGTCTTTGCCAAGCAAAAAGTAAAACTGATTGCCGTCAACACCAAATTCAGGCTTGAAAATAGCAACCGGAGTTTTTGCTAAACCTGCATTAATTTCGTCAAATGCGTTTCTTAAAACGTTTGTTAGATATTCAATTGATTCGCTCATTCCTCTTCCCCTTTGTAATTAGTCTCTGCCGTCTTAATCCAAACAGCGCCGTCGCCGTCAATCTTAGCGCCTGCCTTAACCCATCGGTCCACAGTCGCATGGCATCGGTTTAGCACCTTGCCTGTTTTGCGCAATGAGCCGTATTTGCGCACTAGGTCTGATATTGGTTTCATTTCTATCTCCCAAGTTTGCCAGCAATAAAGTAATCTTGATGTTTATGATCGCTGCCACTCATACTGTCATCAATAACAAAAACTGGCACGCCTAAAACCTTTCTATAGTCAATTTCAAAATCATATCTAGCAGATTTTACAAGCTCAAAATAAAAGCTTCTTGATACATAAACCGCTTTTATGTCTGAAATATCTTTAGTTCTGTAAACTGCATTTACAGGCTCAGCGCCTTGCTTGCTTATGATTGGCATGTGTGGCATTTCAACCTGCCTGCACCATGCATACATTGCTGTCTTGAGTTCGTCTATTGCGTTCATTTCATCTCTCCGTCATTGTTTCGTAAATCCAGTGTATCAGATGTGCGCCAATGGTCAAGCTGAAAGTTGCTTTATTTTTTGCTTGTACTCTGCAATTAATTCTTTGATTTCTTCGATTGTTAGTTTCAGTGGCTCATGCTTGCCTTCAAGCCATTCGACTTTCTCAAGTCCGATTCTATTTATTAGCTCAACACGATAAGGCACCAAGTTTCCGGATAAAAAGTTATTGCACGTGGCACAGCTTGCATGGCAGTTCATTTCATTCAAAGCTAATTCAGGATGCGCGCCCCTGCTTTTGTAGTGGCTAGCGTGTCGTTGATGGTCATTGCCATCAGGCCGCCCACAGCTAACGCAAGGCAAGCCTTCATCCCTTAGCCGGATAAACTTATTAAAAACTGTCTGCGCATCTTTCAGCCACTCTTGGCGAGTCTTTAGCTTCTGCTTTCTCTGCCTAGTTTCAGCGTTGAACTCTTTTTGCTTCTTAACCTTCGACTTATCAGCCTGGAGTTTTGACCAGCTCACCGCGCAATCTATCGAGCAGAATAGTTTTAGGTTAATTCTGAGCGTTGCTGGCGCTTTGCAGGTAGGGCATTTAGTCATTGAACTTAACCCCATGCTCAGCTCCAAAAGCATGGATAAGCTCTATCATTTCTGAAAGCTCTCCGACACTCATTTTACTTGTTGACTTACCAAGCACCACAAAGCCGCTGCCGTCGATATTTGGAACTGACCGCTGCCTATGTATTGCCGAGCTAAAAATATGCTTCCAATCCTCGCTGGATAGCGTTAAACCATGCCATTTAACTTGCTTTGAGACCTCCGCCAGCATCGCCCACAATTTTGAGTTTTGATCAATGGTTCTTGCCAGCGGCTTAATCTCAATGACAAATGGCTTTTCATAGCCTAATGACTCAGCATAGCGATAACAGCTAACCAGATTTTCTCTGCTGCTGATGATTGCCTGAAACTTTTCCATTAAACCCTCACAACCTTTTTGTATGCAGTAATATTCCGCTTAATGTTTTTCGCAAATCTCGCGCATATCGTCAGCCGCTTAAAATCATCGCAGATGATCTTCACTAGCTGATAAGGTGGCTCGTTGATCTCGTTGTTTGTTACTGGTTGATAGCTCATTGATCAAACCTCTTGTAAGTTTTCTTTGGTTGTTCTTCCGTTTTTGGCGCTGGCAATCTGGTTGTATCTGAAAACCGACTAAAACCAAGCTCAGGCTGTAGGAATGTTGAGCCGATTGCAGCCATGCGTTGCTTTGCGAAAATGATTTCCGTGAGGCTGTCTTGCGTACGCTGCCCTTCGTAATCTTCATCATGCAGGAACATAACAACGTCTGCATCTTGCTCGATGCTGCCAGAATCCCGAAGGTTTTTCAGTTCAGGCTTGCCAGTTAGCGCCCGATTAAGCTGCGACAATGCGATAACTGGACACTTGAGCGCCTTTGCTAATTCCTTTAAGCCCTTTGATACATTACCAATTCTGATTGTTTGGCTTTCGCCTTCAGCGTTAATCATCTGCAAGTAATCGACAACAACAAGCGATAAGCCGCCCATCTTCATTGATGCGCGTTTTGCTCTAGCCTGGATTTGGCTGATATGCTGGCCGCCTTTGTCGTCAATGCGCAAAAACTTAGAATTGCGTTTGACGATTTCAAGCGCAGTGCCGACTCTCGCAACATCATAATCATTGCCCATAGCCTGACCGTTTAAAACCTTGCTCAGCATCAAGTTACCAACTCTCGCAATTGTCTTTTGCATTAGCTGTTCTGCTGGCATTTCTAAGCTGATAAAAAGCACAGGCTCTGGATTGTCAGAAAGTAGCGCAACATTCTCGGCAATGTTCAAACAGAAAGTAGATTTACCCATTGATGGCCGAGCTGCAACAATAATCAAATCGCCATCACGAAAGCCGCCAGTCATTTGGTCGATGTTGGCAAATCCAGACGAAAGCCCGACGATGTTAGTTCCTGATGTGAACGCTGCCTGCATCCTGTCCAAAACTGACATTGCAACATCAGCCGGATCTTTCAATTCGTCTTGCGATTCATCAGCGCCAATATCTGCAACCATGCTTAAAGCTGTGTTGATCCGGTCGATAGGGCTTACAGCTTTATCGTGAATTGCATTGCTTGCGTCATATAGCTTGCTAAGCGCATCCCGCAGCTTTGCATGGTCTTTGACTATCTTGGCGTAAACGTGAACGTTTGCTTGGCTTGGCGTGTTTTTGGATATTTCACCAAGGTAAGAAAACCGAATATCGTGATCTGCATTGTCGCGCTCAAGTTGATCTGCAACCGTCACAATGTCGATTTGATAGTTTGCAGAAAATAGTTGGCGGATTGCTTGCCAGATTTGCCGATGCTGCCGCAAATAAAAATCTTCAGGATTAAGCATCTCCAAAGCCGTCAGCGCCTTGTCAGAGTTTGCGTTTAAAAGAATGCCGCCGATAACCGATTGCTCTGCGTCTGCTCTGTAGAATTGTTCCATGTTATTGACCATTTTCTTTCATCCACCTTGCTTTAAAGTCTTCAAGATATGCTGGCTCATCTTCCCAGCGCTTTTGATTAATGAATGTTGACGGGTGTAACTTGTCAGCACCAACATCGCCGCGATCAATACAATCACTGTGGTAGTTCAAAAGCAAGTCCACCCAAAACTTAACTTGCCCTTCCCGCTTTCCTTTCATCAACTTTCTGAAAGCCTTCTCAGCAGGAACTTTGGATTTTTTCACAGGGTAATACCTGTAAAATCTTGCAAACTGAACGTCGATAAAATCAATTTCTTCAACCGTCTGATTCGCAGAATCTGACAAGATATTATCTTTCTTATCTTCTTTAATTCTTATAGTGTTGTTGCCTGCTTGTTCTGTGCTTGTTGTCTGCTTGTTGTCTGCCTGATGCTTGTCGTAGTTAACTATTGATATTAAAGAATATTTTGACTTTATTACCCTGTTAATCATCTGATGCTTTTCTAGCAGATCAATGAGCCTTCTCAAGCGCATTACAGACACTTTTGTTTTCTCTGAATAGCTATCTAAACCAAAGATTAACTGCCCTCGCCCGACCGTAATAACCTGGCCGTTGAACATCTTGGTTTGTGGCTCAAAGTTAGCTTCAGAAAGCATTCTTATCCAAACGGAAAGATACTCTGCATCCTGAGCAATCCAGTGATCCATAATGTCGCGCTGTAGCTTTATCCAACCTGACACGTTATACTCTCCATCTCAGCTATTAAATTGCCCATTGCCAGCCAGCGTGGGCTTTTTTATTTGGTGAAGCCTAACTTTAGCAATTTTGAGTCATCGCCATTAAGCGCACACATCAGAGCGTCTATAGCTTTGGCCTTTATGTGATTGCTAACAGATAAAACTGCAATTGGACAACTTAAAGACCTCATAAACTCCACCGCGTCTTTTTCATCGCCGAAGTTGTCTAACCACTCATTACACTCGTTTATGCATGATTTCAAAAGGTCATCATTTGCAGAAACTAACTCTTTTGGTTGCTTTAAAATTTGAGACATTGCTTTATGTATCTTTTCAGATGCAAGCAACTCATCAGCCTCAATTTCTGCAACTCTTTTATCTGTTACCGCTTCGCAGAACTGATTTATAACATCAATTGCCTCGCTCATTTTTATCATAAAAGTTTCAGAAAAGATTTTTCTGTTAGAAAGGTGCTTATGTATTGAGTTTTCTATAGATAGGTGCGACTCAACCAATTCAGACACAAAATATTCAGGACTTTTGCAGCCGTTCATTGCAGCAAGAGTTTTTACTCTCTTATCTGGAAATCTAGATGCGCCAATCTTGACGAATCCATGCAGCTCAACAGCATAAATATATCCAACTCTTTTCATTGTTAGCCTCATTTCCAGTTTTGCAGATAGTCAGAAAGCGCCTTGACTGTACTGTAAGCCGGATCACACTCCTGGTTCATCAACTTATAAACTGTGTTGTAATGAATGCCAGCAGCTTCAGCCACAGCCTTAAGATTGCTATGCTTCAGCCTGTCTTTGATTTGCTCTAGTGTTAGCACGTTTATTTCCTCACTTGGTTAAAATTACTCGTTAATGTGTTGACAAGCATACAAGCATGAATTAAATTAGTCAACACCAACAACGAGGAAAGAAGAAATGAGCCAAGTAATGACAATCCCCGACATGGTGCGAGGCGTAGAACCTGAGTGCCAGCAATTAATAACAGCGCACAATGCTGTCAATTGGCCTGCTGAGGCTAATTATGCAATGCAGTTACTTTGTGCCAATCCATTTGCCATGAGCATTGCTCAGCAAAACCCAGTTTCAGTGCAAAACGCGCTGCGTAACGCATCAGCAATTGGAATTAGCCTAAACCCAGCAAGTAAGCACGCTTATTTAGTTCCGCGCAAAGGTCAATCAGGCATGGCTATCTGCCTTGATATTTCTTACATGGGGCTTTTGCATCTTGCTATGTCAACCGGATCAATAGAGTTCGGGCAGGCAAAGCTTGTTTATGCAAGCGACATTTACGAAAACCAAGGCGTTGACTCTGCGCCAATCCATAAATACAGCGCTTTTGGCAGTCGCGGCGATTTAGTCGGCGCTTATTGTGTTGTTCGCACATCGACAGGCGCTTACTTAACGGAAGAGATGGACATTAAGCAGTTACATGAAGTTCGCGCACGATCAGAGGCTTTCAGTGGCGGAAAGCAAAACAAGCCACCATCAGGCCCATGGGTAACTGACTATGAAGAAATGTGCAGGAAAACCGTAGTTAAACGCGCATCAAAATACTGGCCTAAAGTTGACCGCCTGCACAATGCTATTGAATACCTAAACACAGAAGGCGGTGAAGGTATCAACAAAGAAGAGCCAGCGCGTGACGTGACGCCAATCAGCATTGAGTCAGAGGCTTGGCTGACTGATTACATGAATGCGCTGAACGACGAGCAAAAGCCAAAGATGATGGCTTGGCTTAAAGTCGAATCAATCTGTCAACTAACCGAGCAACAAGCTCAATCAGCAATTAAAACTTTGGGACAAAAGAAATGAAACCAACTTATGAAGAATTAGCGGCTCAGAATGACTGCTTGCAAAACCTGTGTTATCAACTATGCACTGCGGTTAGTGACATGGATGATTGTGAAGATAATTCTGAAGAGATGGAATCTGCTATAGACCAACTTTTTCAAATAACAAGAAGGGCATACGGCGTTGTTCATGGCACCCCACAACAAGCACTAGCAGAAATTCGCGCTGAGGCTGTTGCCGATTTTGCAAAGGCGCTATCAAACACCGTACAGATACCAAATGGTCCGATGACAAGAGTAGATTACTACAAGGCTGCAATTCGTCATGCCATTCAATTCGCAAGCCAGTATGCCGAGCAAATCCGGCAAGGCGGTGTGAAATGAGCATTTATGACCGCGCAATGGCGCAGCTTAAAGCAATGGGAAGTGTTTTTGGATTTGATCCGACTGTGGTTGATCAAAAATCAGCAGATTGGCACATTATGAAACTAGGCGTAATCAGTGCCAGCAATGCCGATAAAATCGTTATGAAGCGTGACAGTGAAACACGCGCCACTTACATGGCAAGTTTAATCAGTCAGATTTGCTCATGCACTTTGCCGGATGAAATGACATTCAAGCAGATTGAGCATGGCAACACCTATGAACCTGTGGCGCGTGATGCGCTCTCTGCTGCGCTTGGCTTCATTGAGATTAAAGAGTTGCCATTCTTATACATGGATCAAGCAATGCGCGTTGGCGTGTCGCCTGATGGTGTTTTCAATGATTCAATCGTTGAAATCAAATGCCCGTTCAATGGTGAGAACTTTATCAAGTTCGCAGCATTCGGAGCTAATAAGAAATCCTGGCGCTGGCAAGCTCAGTTCCAAATGTTTGCAAGTGGCGCAAGCGAGCATATCTTTTGCCAGTACGATCCGCGCATGGTCTTATGCAACAACCTAAGCTATGCAAAAACAGAATTGTCAGATGCAGACCAAACAACACTGCGTGATGCAATACCGCAATTTATTGCTGATATGGATGAAGCCTTGAATGCTTTAGGCGTTACATTCGGTCAGCATTGGGAATATTTAAAACAACAACGGAGTAAAATTTAATGGCTTGCGATACCTGCGGCAAAGCTGATGCAGAGCTTGAGCCAGTAAACGATATTTTTAGAACTAGCGATGTGCAAATGATTTGCCCGAAATGCAAAGATGCGATCAACAAGCAAATCTTTAAAATCAGACATTCAACATCAACGCTGATGAAAAACCTGGTTAAAGAATACCTTTCAAACTTAAATAAAAAATGGAGATCAAAATAATGGCAACAACAGTAGTCGGCAAAATAAACAAAGCCGCAACGCAATTCCAAGCAGGTGAATCAACAGGCTTCGGCATTCGCTTAGGCGTGAAGTATTATGATCGCGAAAGCAAAGCAGACGCCTATACCAACTATGAAGCTGTGGTATTCGCCAAAGCTCCGGCGCAAGTGCAATTCTACCAGCAAGTATTGGTTGAGGGTGCAGTAGTTGAAGTTTCAGGCGACAAGCTGAAGATTCGCCAGTTCCAAGGCCAAAACGGTTTGAGTCTATCGATTGAATTGCTTGATGCGAAATTGGGCTTTGTTCATGCGCCTCAGTCAAGCACCAATCAAGCACAGGCACCGCAGCAGCAAAGGCCGCAGCCGCAACAACAACCGCAGCAGTCATACAATCAGCCACGCCAACCGCAGCAAAACTACCAGCCGCAGATTGGTCAGCCGTTTCAAGCGCCGGACTTCGACGATGACATCCCGTTTTGATTAAATAGCAGCGCCTTCGGGCGCTTTCCCCGAGGAAATAAAATGAACAGAGACTGTTGGTCAACGCCAAAAGAAGTATTTCAAGCGTTGCATAATGAATTTAGTTTTACTGTCGATGTTGCGGCAAGCGCAGAAAATACTCACTGCCAAGAATATATCGACGAAACCGAAAACGCTTTAGGCTGCCGCGAGTGGACGCCTGATTTTTATCTTGACTCGCCTGCTGGTCATTATGTTTGGTGTAATCCGCCATATTCAGACATTATGCCCTGGGTAAAGAAAGCCGCTGAGCAGTCAAAGCGCAACGGCATAGGCGTCGT